TGGCACGCAATAACTACGCTGCATTCTATGGTCTCCTGAAGAGCATGCCAGGGGCATCAAAGGAAGACCTCGTCTTGCAGTGGACGAACGGCCGTACCTCCTCCCTTAAGGAGATGAGCGAGCGCGAGTATTCGCTGATGATCCGACAGCTCCGCCAGCAGGTAGAGAACCTCGAGGAGAAGAAGAAGGCACGCTCGGCGGTGCTAAAGCAATTCCAGCTCTATGGCATCGACACCACCGACTGGGATGCCGTTGACCGCTTCTGTTGTATCCCACGTATAGCAGGGAAGCCCTTCCGACACCTCACTATCCCCGAACTGAAGGCGCTCCGTGTGAAGATGCTGTCAATACGCAATAAGGCCGAGTTGAAGGGCTATGAGCAGCGCAGGGCGGCGTTAGGTGCCGAGATCACCAAAGGACAACTACCTAACTAATGACACATGGGACGAATAGACAAGGCTGCCAAGCGTCATCTTGAGCAGTCCTACCAGCAGGATATCGAGATGTACGAGCGGGAGCGTGACGAGCTCCTCAAGCGAATACGAGCCGACACAGCGACGTCAGCAGAGCGAAGTCGCTATAACGCGCTCGGCTGGAAGATCGAAGCGGTGAAGCAGCGCATGGACAAGCGCTACCGCGATGGAGTAGAATCACCCATTAAAATCATACAATAAGATGGAACAACAAGAAAACAAGATGGTGGAAATCACCGAAGAGCAGCTGGCAGAGTTTCAGCGCCTCAAAGAACAAGAGCAAGCACGCGAAGAAGAGCAGCGTGCCAAGAACGAACGCGAGGACTTCCGCAAGCTCTGCGAGGAGACGGTCTCCGAGACATTCGGAGAGCTGAAGGCTGCGAATGAAGCTCTCAAGCGTGCGAAGATGCGCGTCCTCTCCGCCTTCAGCTCGCTTCTGGAGCTTAAAATCTCCCTCATCGGGGGGAAGGAGCAGGGGCAGCACACCTTCCGAAATGAGGCGGTTAATCAGCGCATCACGATCGGGAAATATAAAAAGGTCTCCTATGACGCAACGGCGGACGCTGGTATCTCCCTCATCGAAGAGTCACTCGCGGCGATGGCTGATGGAGAGAACTCGCAGAAGCTCGTGCGCATCATCCTCGACCTCCTCTCACGTGATGGCCGCGGTCAGCTTCAGGCGGAGAACGTCATCCAGCTCGATAAGTATGTCGAAATGGTGGCAGACCCACGCTTTGCCCGAGGCGTGACCATCATTAAGGAAGCCTTCTTAGCCGAGTGGACGCGTGTCTTCATCCGTGCCGAGGAGAAGGACGAGAAAGGCAAGTGGGTAAACATCCCCCTATCGATGGTCGAAGTGTGACGTACGATCTCATGGGATCTGCGCAGAATCTAACAGAAGAAGAAATATGAATAAATGGTATTTGTGCACTGTCGCCTATGAGCGACAGGGCGATGAGATGGGCCTTAGAAAGGTCTCTGAAAGCTATCTGGTGGATGCCCTCTCCTTCACGGAGGCTGAGGAGCGTATCATCAAGGAGGTAACCCCCTTCGTTTCGTGTGGGGTACTTGAAGTGGTGAACATCCGCCCGATGCGCTTGGCGGATATGCTGATCAATAACAACGGTAGCAACTACTACCGCGGGAAGGTCAACTTGATCACGCTGGATGCGAGCTCGGGGCAGGAGCGTAAGACCTCCGTGGCAATGGTGGTCAGAGAGGACTCCTTGCTCTCGGCAGCGACACTGCTGGAATCTCACCTCAGCGAGAGCCTCTCCTCGTATGAGATCGTCAGCATTGCAGACCTCGGCATCCTCGATGTATATCAGTATGTCGCACCTAAAGAGACGGGCGTATGATTATAGCTGTTGACTTCGACGGCACACTCTGTGAGAGTGCCTACCCCAGTATCGGAGGTGTGATGCCAGGGGCGAAAAAGAGCCTCGAAGAGCTCCGCGAGAAGGGCCACTACATTATCATCTGGACTTGCCGAACAGGAGAGCTGCTTGTCAACGCGATCAACTGGCTCCTGGAGGAGGGCATCCCATTTGACCGAGTGAACGACCACGAGCCTGAGAACCTCGCGATCTATGGCGATGGTGGAAAAAAGGTCTACGCCAATGTCTACATCGACGACAAGAACCTCGGAGGCTTCCCTGGCTGGTATGAGACGATGCGCCTGCTAAGAGCTCACCCAGACTACTAAGCAGACCTACAACGATTGAGGGGGCGTGTGGCAACAGCTACACGCCCCCTCGATTATTTGCTGTGAGAGGTATATTGGAGGTATCTTTGTGGTAGATAATCCCCACCACATCAGTAATATGCCCAAGGGTCGAAGTAAAGAGCTCATAGAGCGCCGAAATCGGGACCTCTATAAGGACTACCGCTACCTTATGGATGTGAAGAAGCTGCGCTACTCGGCAATCATCACCATGCTCTCCGAGAAGTATTACATCTCGGAGTTCACGGTGCTTGACGTGCTGCGCTCATGCATCCGAGAGGAGGATGAACCCAAGGAGTGCAAGAAGGAGTTTACAGGCTTTAGGGTCTCTCGATGGAAGTCTCGAGCGCAATCCTCACAGGAGAGCTTGGGGGAGTTGTTTGTCGAGTGATAACCTCTGATACCCGACACGTGTAGGTCTCCTGGTAGACCTTAATGCCATGATCAAACGTGTAGAACTTGCTCTCTGTGCGCATTAGCCCTGACCCCACACTTCCAGACGGATGAAACCCCTGGAGGAGTTGATGCATGCGGGCGCGCAGCTCCTCGCGCTGTTGAATGAACATCTCTGTGCCACTGCCTATGTGGGTGTCTTCATAGCAGTCAATGATTAATCGCGCCTTGATGCGTGCTTCTCCGAACTGACTCCCCCCTTGTATTTCACTCCAGTCGACCTGCTCTAGGTCAACAAGTACTGCGGGGTATGTGAGCTCATACATGAGCTTACCATCGTCATCTACAACTTCCAGCTGTCCATAGTCTTCGTCTACGACCATTAGCTCGGGCATACCATTAGAAATATGCTGTATGATGGGCAGAATTAAATACTCCATAGTTATTCCTTGAGTGCGTTATCGCTAACCTTGTTAATACTCTTGATGATCTCTTCGTTGATACGCTTGCGTAGCTCCTTACTCTCGCCGATGAACTGTCGCTTAGGCATACGTACCTTGATCATCAGCTTGTCGCGTGCGCCTAATGCTATGCGCTTCCACTTCTCGGCAGCCTCTCCTCCCTTGTCTCCTCCTGCGTGGTAGTACTGCGCCCAAAACCACTTGCGCATTTTGGGCGTGACAGTGGGGTTAGAGATAAGCATACCTCCCTCATTATGTATGCGGGCATAAGGGACGGGGTTGTAAACCAGTACAGAAGCTCTACTCGGCACTGCCTCAATGCTACTCATTAAGTGGTTGCGGGCAGAGGTGAGCGTTCGGTATTGCGCCGATGTGCTCGAGCCCCCCTCTCGTTGTGCACGCTGCCATGGACGCAAGCCTCCATCGACGAACCCCGACTGTCGGAAGTTAGCCTTATAGTGTTGCTTCGCCAGGACCGCAACCTTGCGAGGTAAGACGACGTTAATCTCTTTCTCATACTCTGCCGTGAGTCGGGCAATGACCTTAACGAGTTTAGCAGATTGCATATATTATATTTATTACTATCTTTGCAGTGGTGATGTACCCCGAAAGGGGACGTCGCCCCGATTAAGCCCCGTCCATTATATAATGGATGGGGCTTACTCCTATACATCAAATTCAAGGGTTTGTGGGTTCCCTCTAACAACTACATAGACTCTCCTTATTTGTATTTCAGAGCCTCTACTTTCCAAGATGTGCTTATAACTATTGATACTATCAATAATCTTCTGTTCTGAGTACATATCTGCATCGTGGAAGTACAAGCAAAGGCTATCTGAGGTAGAGGAGATATCAACTCGCTTATTATACTTCTTAAGTTGCTTATTCTTGTCCGTGAGCGCATTTACGTAGTTGCTACTGTGGGCAGTGATACTACGTATATCCATTACCCGACCATTAAGTGATATATCAAGAGCGGGTAGCGTATTTCCATCCTTACCTCTTGCCTGCTCATCAAGTCTGATAACCTTATGTCCCATCTTGAAGAGCTGTTCACAGCATGTTTCTTCGAGTTTGCTGGCTGTCATATTCCCGAAGTAAACCTCTTTGTGAACATTGGCGGTTTTATGCCCCTTATGGGTGGCTAGTAGCCCTCCTGTTTCTTCGTCAAATTGAACGTCCTTATAGTCTGGATTATCTTTTAGTTGCTCCATTTCAGCTCGTCGATTAGCTATGAATAGAGCCTTGTCTACATAAGGGCAGTTATGGCAGTCCTTGACTCGATTAGAGAGGTGCTTGCGCACCCAGTCCTTAATGCCCTTGGAGGAGTAGAACGGGCACTTGGAGCAGCTTTCTGGATAGTAGGGGTGCTTATCCGTGATGAGCCCCTTATAGGCGGGGTTCCCTTCAAGTCCACGCTGTGCCTGATGCTCTGGCTTGGCAGCCTCCTTGCGCTCTTCGGTGTCGAGCCGTTGCACGTCAGCATCGGTGGCATCAAGGGAACACTTGCAGTTCCATCGGTCGCCTGGCCGATGCTCTTGCCAGAAGGGATCATCCACGGGGAGGATGACGGGCTTGGACCAGAATACCTGATGGCTTGACTCTGGAGATACCGACGTGGTAGGCATCCACTGCAGGTTGGGGAAGATGTCCTTATTGGCTTCGAATTCGAGCCAGTCAGCCGCCTGATGAGCACGTATGACAGCGGTGTCGTACTCGGTGCGTAGCCACGAGCCTACCTGATGGCGAGCGATGGGCGCAACGGCCTTGCGCCACTCCTCGAAAGAGCGGAGCTTCCCGTCCTCACCTATAAGACGCTCTGCCATCTTTGTCCCCATTGCGTGGGTCTTGAATACGGAGAATACCTCGTTGGAGTGGCGGATGCTTCGCAAGAAGCCTTCCTCGTGAGTAGGTGGGTTCATGCTCTCGGAGAGCCCTTGCACAGCCCCAGAGTTCATGATACGCAGCACCTCCCTCCACGCTGTTGGCTCGATGTCGTTAGACACATCAAACCCATCGTATATCTTGTGTAGGAAGCCCTCCAGCACATCAGGGGAGAATACCGCTTCTGGTGGAGTGGAGTTGCTTATGGATGAGCAAGAGGCGCAGGGACAACCATAGTAGAGCTCGTTGATCAGAAGTCGTTGTCCGCCCCGAGAGGAGTCTCCCCTGGGGCTAAACCGAAAAAATGCGCCAGCCTGTCCTTGATCCCCTTGCTTCCCTTGTCGTCTTTCGTAGGCTCTTCGGGCGGCGGTATATCGTAGTTAGAAGCCCCGTCAAGGAAATCAGCAAGCACTTTGCGATGCTCCTCAACTTTGGCCAGCTGCTCGTAGAAGTCGTCGGGCTTTTTCACACCGAGGGTCTCATATACGTCGTCGGCGTCGATGGGTAAGCCCAGCTGCTGCATCTTCAGGTAGATATCCGCTTGACGTGCGGTGTCAACCTCCTTGCGCTTTGCACTAACGAACTTGCCTCCCGTGACGTTGAATCCAAGTGACTCAAAGATGGGGAGCATGTAGTAGTTGAGTACATCAAGGACAGTGTTGCAGTCATCTTCGTTGAGTTCCTCCTCTACCGCCTTGTGAACAGTGCCGAGTGCTTGCGTGCCTGTGGATGACGCCGAGGTGGTGAGGGTGTTACCCAGTACACGCACAGCGATCTGATTGTCCCAGTAGTCCGTGAAGTCTTTGAAGAGCTCAGATGTGCCAGACTTGGCGTTGCTCTCAACAAATTGGAAGTTGCTCTCCGCTGGGTGGATGTACACGGCGTTGTTGCCTCGCTGACGGGCGTCAAGGAGGAGCTGTCGACGTGTCTCTTGGTCGCCAGCATTATAGGTGTACTCCTGAATTGGGATTGCGTATAGCTCGCAGTACTTCGCCCAGTCTGCGTAGTTGTTTCGTTTGTAGAGGACAGCTACGAGGATTTGAGCCAGGATGCCAAGGTCACGCTCAGCTCCGACGAACAGCATGTTGGGGAATTCGGAGATGGGGGTCCCGTTGCTGTCTGTCTGGTGCCTGAGTAGGACCTGGTTGACGGGGTCGTAGTGCTTGCGAGGTACGGAGTAGAATCGGATGTCCCCCTCATCATCAGTATAGAACTGTAAGAGCGAGAATCCCCAGAACTGCGCCAGGATGATTTCCTCACGCAGCTGCTTCATCCAAGGGGACGCGAGCTGGCGGTTGATCTCTTCGTCGGGTACGCCGTCTCGAGAGAATTCAATGGGCACCTTAGTAACCCCTTTAAGGCGCTTGGCTAATACGCCAGCAAGGTGCAGGTCCATGAGCGCCGACTCATACATATCGTATAGTCGAGAGCGGAAGGAGAAGTCTACGGCCTTTGCGGAGTTGATCGCATTGATGTACTTCTGTATGTCGAAGTAGAAAAGCTCAGGGGCGCTAAGGACGATGTCGACAACCTCTCTGCTGTTGTATGATCCCTCAGAGATGAGTCGAGCAGGCTGAGCGGCTGCCTTATGATACTGCTTCGTTTTCTTCCGTGCCATTGCTGTCAAGGGTGTAAGGGGTGAGGTCTACTGCTTGCTTGGCTGTCCAGCACTCGGAGAGACACTGCTTGATGTGGCCAAGCGCCGAGAGGATGAAGTGCTTGTATTGGTTGAGCGTGGAGACCTGATAGTAGTAGGCCTCATCCTCTGAGAGCCCCATCTTGATGATGGTCGGCAGGTTCACTCCGTCAAAGAGCTTGGCGAAGGTGAACTCTCCGAGGAAGTTGCGCTGGTTGGTCTCGTCGAGCCATACGTGGCGTGTGACGGGTGTCTCCTCCAGCGTCGTGTAGCTGAAGCCACGAAGCACCCGATCGTCGCAGAGGTCGTTGTACGGGCGGTAGATGACCTCCGCCACCTCATGCAGAGAGGGGCGGTGGTCAAATACTTCGGTGAGATAGGTGTACTGCTTAGGGGCTCCCTCTTCGCTGTCGATCTCCTGGAGGTCGTAGGCGATGAGGTAGCGCTCATTGAGCGGATCAATGCAGTAGAGGAGCTTACCGCTCATATAGGGGTTGCCGCTTTGGCGATCTGTCGTTACCATTTGCTGAGGTCTGGTCTTTCGTCAAGTAGGAACTTGTAATGCTTGAGCTTTCGGAGCTCTTCGGGAGAGGAGGCTTTGATCACCTTGCCACGGAAGATGGGTACTAGGAATTGTCGTGTCCAGTCCCATTTGGTGTAAACCCCACCGTCGGCATATCGACCCCATGCCTCGTGGTTTGTTGAATACACCTCGTTGTCATTGAGGAGCTCGCCAAAGAGGTTGCGCATGGCGCATCCTACATTTTGACTCCCCCCATTCTTTCTCGTGACAATGTCCATATATCGCCCACCTACGACTTGGAGTACTGACGTCTCCAGTGCATACTCTTTGCGTTCGTATTTGCCGAGCGGGTGAATGCGACGCTCAACGCCTCCAAAGTGCCTCCACTCTCGCATCCATACAAGGGCATTGTAGTGATCACCTATGCTTGCATGATCTCTTCGCGTGGTGACAGCACCACGCACAGCATCGTGCTTGGAGTGCGCGCAGTAAACACCTTCTTTCGTGTATGTCGACAGAGAGAGGATGAACGAGCTGGGCAGCCAGATATAGCCGAAGGCGGTGGGATAAGGGCACTCCTTGTAGATGGGGTTGCGCTGCCCATCCTGCACGATGACTCCAGGACGTTCGGAAATCTTCCCTTGGGGGTTTCGTGCCGTGGTTCCTGCCATCCCCGCCTCGGGTAGCGAGAAGAATCCCCTGAAGTACCGCTCATTCTCCGTGGTTCCTTCCCCCCATCCATAGATGTCTCGGAGCTTGAAGTTGCCATTATGCGCCCAGAGGAGGTTGCGGAGGTCTTTGTACTCCTCGTATGAGAGCTGGTCGTACATGCCATGAAGTAGCATAAACTTATACTGCATCTCACCTTGCTTCCCGAGCCTCTTGCTCTCTCCAATAGTCATTTCGGGGAGGCTTTCGCCCTCTTGCCAGTGCATCGGCACAGCTGATGTCCAGGTCTCCTTGTGCTCTTGCCAGTGGGGCTCCCAGTCGGCAGGATTGGATGAGTTGGTCAGCCATATTTCCATCTCCGAATCAATGAATTCGGTGAGGACAGAGGTGTAGAGGTAGGCTGCGCCGTGAGGGATGCTGGCGACGTAGTCCAACACAAAGAGCGGGTACTCGTTGTTGGAGAGTCGGATGACCTTAAGGATCTTACCATCGGCATCCGTGAAAACCGCTGAGATCATGCATCCTCGCTCCCACCTAAATCGATCGGCGTAGGGTTCTGGCTGGAAGTAGCTTTGATGCTTGACTTCGTCTTTTGGATCGTCGGAGTTGCTGTAGCCGTTGTTGCACAGGGGGAATTTCACCCTCTTATACCCCTTGACAGGCACCTTGATGTACGAGTAGAGGTTGCAGGCGTTCTCGTTGGTGTAGCCCGCGCGGTACTTGTAGATGCACTCAGAGATGTTCTTGCCTTCCGACCCCTTAGGACAGCGGATATAGTGCTGTAGCACGGGCTTCAGCTTGCTCTCAATCGCTTTCAGGTCATAGAGCTTCCCTTCTGGACGGCGAGGCTCATCGAGGAGCGAACTATACACCTGGTAGTCGGTGCAAGTGTCCCCATCGTGGATGCCTTTATACCAGTAGTGTGGCTCGTTCACCCAAATTCCACCCTCTTCGGCGTCGGCTAGGTTGGTCGGCGTAGAAAGATCTCTCGTGAGCCCATCTGCGTAGTAGCCGAAGTGATCGTCTCTGAGGGGATAAACGACCATCTCTCCGCGCTTCTCCTCGCGACCGCGCCAGCGATGGCGGGATTTGAAGATGCGCAGAAGGTGTCCAGACGGCGCGTAGGGCTTGTTAAAGCCGAATCCTGTCTGATTGTCGTGGTTGAACCATCTATCCGTGGCTAGCACCTCCTGGGGGAAGCCCTGCTTATCCACCGTGCGGTTGGCGTACCCGACAATCGTGTACTCGGGCTGTCGGATGCTGAGCTCGGGGAAGTGAGCCGCGAGTTTGTCGTACTCGACATCTGAGATGAATTGCGTTAGGCGGTACGTGCCTACGAGCGCGCAGGTCGTGGTGAGTGAGCCTGACGCGGAAATCCCGCCCTTGGAGAGGAATCGGTTGAGCCAAGCAACGTCACCCGTGCGGTCAATACCGACGATACGCAGATGCGTGACGGCACTGAGCTGCTCCAGGAGAGCCTCCCAATCAATAAGCGGACACGCCTCGTGCCAGAGTCGCGTGACTGCCCCAGAGTTTAGACCTACGATCCCCTCGGTAGTGAGCTTGGGGAGGTAGCGTAGGCGAAGCGTTGTGAGCGTCTCGGGTAGGCGAAGCTCTGTAATAGGTGCTCCATTGGCCAGCACGATATCCGTAAGGACGGTGTTCGATGCATCGAGCTTCTTCAGGCGAGGGTTCCCCGTCAGGTCAAGCGAGCGGAACGAGGGGGAGCGAAGCCCTGACACACTCAGCTCTTCAAGCACACGACACGCACCCACAGTGACGGCCGTGAGGGTCGTCTGACCTGTCGCACATGAGACGTTGAGCTTGGAGAGGCGGTAGCACTTGTCGAAGTTCGCCGTACCAACGATGTAGGCGCTCGCATCTGAGAGGTCAAGCTCCGCCATACGACTCGCGCCGTAAATATTCTGCGGGTCGTTGACGATGAGGTCCGTGTCAAGCTCCAGGGAGACCTTTGAGCCCGAAGCGTCGGCACGCACACCTGAGACGTGGGGGGCCTTAGAGGTGTAGCCGTAGCCAAAGTAGTAGCGCTCGCTGGCGGTGATATTGATGCGCTTGCGGTCACTCGAGAACTGGTGCGCGAAGTAGAGGCGCAGCGCATCGGCTCGGTACGTGCCCGCAAGGTGCTGCGCATCGAGTAGGGCGAAGCGGTCGTTGATCATCGCCGTGCGGTGAGCATAGCGAGAGCCCTGCAGACAGTAGAGGTAGTCAATGCCACTTGCCGTGTATGGATGGAGGTACTTGTACTCTCCATCCTTGTTATACGCACGCTCAGACCAGTTCTTCATGAACTTGCCGTTGAGCATCTCCAGCACGCGCTCCTTACTCATCGTAGCGCGGATCTTCTGCGCTGTCTCGTGGAGCTTGTCGGGGAGTGCCTCTCTGACGAGCTGCCAAAGGAGGGAGTCATGACCTGCATAGGCATAAGAGCCGATCGTCTCGTCGAAGGTGTTCTCATCGATAGTGTAGTCGTAGACGACCTTACCATCGTTACGAACCCCGAGGACGGTGTCATTGTCGTAGGGGAGGAAGTACCAGTGCAAGCCGTCCCAGGTAGCGAGCATCATGTTCTTGGCGCGCTGGTCGACCATCATAAAGTACTCGGTGAGCACGTACCAGCCCGTCAGGCTATCCACATCGAAGTAGTCGGCGACCTCTCGCTTAAACTTGGTGGGATTGCCCTTGCAGTTGATGATCCACTTCCAAAGGCGGCGCACGGCCGTCTTTTGCCCTTCCGTGGCCGTGTCCCACTCGACCCCGTCAGGATGGCGGAACTCGAGCGCCGTCTTAAAGCTCGCCATGTTGTCGGTCGTGAACAGGGCAAGGGGCTCGGAGTTGTTGAGGAACTCCAGACACATACACTTGTCGTCCTTGACGAAGCCGAAGACCTCCTCACTGCCACTCTTGTCGTTGTTGAAGTTGTACTTGCCGAGGTAGGTGTTATGCCCCGACCCGTCAAGGTCAATGAAAGCGTCCATCGGGAAGCCGTCGATAGCTATTCGAACGCCCTGCGAAGCCTTCTGCGGAGGGGTGAGGATACCCGCTTTTCGAAAGGTCTCGTCGATGAGCTTCGCCAGCCCCGTATTGTGCGTCGACGAGCTCTCAGCGAAGTCCGCCTTAATTGTGAAGATCGAAACGGGTACAGCTCCAGGAGTAAAGGCGTACTTAAGCTCCTGCTGCTCGATGCCACCCACCGTGAGGGTGGTATTGTACTTCTTCTTGCGGTCGAGGTAGATGCGGTAGTTCTTGCGTGGGTAGGTCGTGGAGGATGTCCCCTGGATTCGCAACCCAGCGCCCTTACACACGAAGTCGTACTGCTTGCCGAATCCCGAGTAGAAGTAGATGTCCACCGATACCTCAAACTTCTTCGTATTGGTCTCATTGACGAGGGGGACGTTGCCCACAATGCGCAGCACACTCTTGCCTTGGCTACGGAGCTTGTCGAGGGAGACTGCTCCGTCGTCGCCGAGTACATCGTTGCGCTCGTAGAGCGTCACGACCTCAGCAGCATCAGGGCGAGAAGCTATGTAGTTGCCGAGAACCTCATCGTCGGAGAGTGCGCGACCATAAAGACGCACAGCACGTAGACGTACGTCGGCATGCTGGCTGGTCACGTCGATGGGCTTGGAGGCAACCTGCAGGAGGGTATCCGCCTGCCCATAGCTCACCGCCCCCGAGCGGATGCCATTGACGTAAATTTCCAGGAGGCGACTCCCTGACTTAGGTTGCACTGCAAAGGCGATGCGATAGAACTCACCCGTGGCGAACTTAGTGACTACGATAGCACCTGACGCGGTGCGCAGCTCCGCTTGCTTACCCGTGACGATAAATCCGACACCCTTGTCGTCAAGACAGGAGACGACCGCGCCCGTCGATGAGAGGACGTTGTCGGTGCGAAGCTCGAGCTCAATCGTCCCACCAAGCCCCATCGGGTCGGTGGCAAAGAAGGTCGCAGGAATGGTGATGGATGAGCCGTTGACAAGCTGGAGCGACGAGCCGTCCCAGCCACCCGCAGCCCAGTCGAACTGACTGAAAGTGGTGGAGATCCCGCTGCTCTTCCACGTGGCTGGATTGGCCTCGGAGTTACTACGGCCAAGGGCGGAGAGGGCGAGGGTTACGCCGTCGGTGACCTCCCCTACGTTCACGTTCCCCTCACGTACGGAGATGGTGAGGTCGTAGCTCACGCCAAGGCGCGTGGATAGGCGCGCAGGGATATCCCCTGCAACGACGCTGCGTGAGGTGTAGACCTCGGCGCCTCGTCCCATAGAGAGCGACAGCGCCTCGGCGTCGCCTACCTGGAGTGACAGGTCGGCAGGTTGGCGCTGAGGGTCGTAGAGGGCGTAGCTAAAGCTGTAGCTCGCAAACTGCTCTGCGTCGAGCCGAGGAGCCAGATGGTCCTCGGTGGAGAGGATATGTCCGTCGTGTCGACGCAGCATCACGCCGATGCGTGGCAGGTCCTCCGTCTTGCCCACGTAGTAGTCGAAGTAGATGCTCTCGCTTCGGATCTCCTTAGCCCCAATAGTGAGCTCGGCGATGAGCTGAGCTGTATGACGGCCTTCGTGTGCCCCCTGCAGTGGCACTTGGAAGGTGCCATTAGTCGTCCCAGCGCGTGTGACGCTCTGTACGCTGTAGCTCACCCCATCGATGTAGAGGGTGATGGTCTTGTTGCCCACGCCCGTCACGGCATAGGGAATAGCTAGGATGTCCGTCGTAGCGTAGCCTGGTAGCCCAGAGGAGAGGGAGTAGCTTGAGTTAAGCGCAAGGGCGTAGACGGCCACAGAGGTGGCGATCGTGCGCTTCTGCGTCTTCCCCTCGGCATTGGTGGCCGTGGCGAGTATCTGTACGTCGACCGTCCCCGCCGTGGTGAGATAGGGAGTAAGGTCAAGAGTGTACGTCCCCGCCGATACGTCGGGGATGGTCTGCTCCAGGAGCTGTGTCGCACCGCGACGGATGGTCAGGCGGATAGTCGCCTGAACGCCCGTAGGCGCCTCATCGTTGTCGGCAGATACGTGTCGGTAGGTGTAGGTGAGCTGTGCGGTGTCGCCAGCCTTGACAGCAGACTGTGACACCGAGGAGGTGAGGATGATGCGGGTGGTCTGCTGATCACCTCCGCCACCGCCCTTACCCCCTGCAGGGAGATCAACAGAGGCTACCTCGCCACCATTCTTGTTGGTGAGCTTGAGCGTGACGGTCTGCTCGTCCTCGGAGAGCTGAGCATCCATCCCTGCAATCGTTGCGCGCTCCACCTCGTTGAGCTTGGCCGTGACTGCGGCGTTAGATACGGCGTTGGTACTCTCAGCGCTGAGAGTGTCGTCGACAGCGACCTCATCGATGGAGATAGCCACGTTGCCCGACTCGTCGGGGAGCGACTTGACCCCATTGAGCGTGACGCTCTGAACCGTGCCACTCTTGGTCTCGATGTTTACGATGCCCGACTCGTCAGGAGCGACAGTGCTGCCGTTGACTGCCACACCCTGCACTGGTGCTTTGGGGATGGTGAGGTCAACGTTCCCACGAGAGTCGGGAGGGAGGTTCGTACCGCCCACGGAGATGCTCTGCACGGGGGCTTGAGGCACACGGATAGGCTTATAGCTACCGTCGCCTGCAAGGTAGTGATCCTCGCCAGCGTCGGTCTTGATGAGGTCTACCTTTACCTTATCTTCATCCGAGTAAGGGTTGGCGAGGTTCACCTGCAGATGTGCAACATCTGTGTAGCCCGCCCCTGTGTACACGTAGATACGACCGTTGTCCGCTGCCGTAGGATGTGCAGCGTCATAAACGGCAACGAGGTTACCCCTGCGCAGGGGCTTGTCGTCGTCGCCAGTGGGAGTCGTATCCGACTTCATCGCCGAGATGGAGGTGTACACCTTGCGTACACCGAGTGCTCCACCCTCGCGCTCTACCTCGGCGACATAGGCGGCGACATCGCGGATGAGATATCCAAGCTCTTCGGGTGTGATGGAGCCCGATTCAGTCTTGGACGCGAGGGCCTCGGCACGTTTGATGAGGTCTATCTGAGAGTTGTTCATACGATAGAGTAGTCTGTCTTAATGAGAGCAAAGGCATTAAGCCCCTGACCGTCAAATTCGTTGATGCGCTGGCCCTCCTTCTGCAGCGAGATGCTGCCCCCTGCGATGATGATGTCGTAGGTCGTCCTTTGCCAGATATCTACTACGTTGCGAAGGGAGAAGTAGAGCTTGTTGGAGTTGGGTCCATCGATGGTGTACATCGTATTCACAGCATCTGTTGATCTGATGACATTGTTATCGATGGGAATATGCAGCTCGCAAGCCCTAAATCGAGGGAGTCCGTTGATAACATAGAGATTCATCTTGCCGACCTGCTTGCCATCGCGAAGGATACTATAGCTGTCAACCTTCGCCTCCTCGCTCCTCGGGATGAATGGGCGTGGGTTGCTACTGTTGTTACCTGATAGCTTGTAGGCAATGTATTCCTTATTGGATGGACGCTCACGAACCGCTACAGCGGTCTTGCGCACGCGGGTTGGATGCGTGCTCCCGTCAGCAAAATCCATCGAGCGACTCTCATCGGTCGAGGGTACAAGGTAGATCTCTGATGGGAGGTTACCCAGGCCGAGGCCATTAAAGAGCATTTCAGTCTCGTCAACCTCATAGATAGCCCCCCCAATAATGGCATGTCCTGAGGATATGAAAATGCGTGCACCTCCACTCGTTTGATCACCTGAGATGTAGCATCCGTCAAGGATGCCGTCGCCGCAGAGGCTTGCTAGTAGTGCGACGCTACTAGTGATGTTGTCGCTGAGTTGCTTGAGGTCGTCGAGGGAGATAGGCTGCCCGCCCTCAGTGAATTTAATCTCATTCATAGTCGTAGTATTCTATCTTGTATGTTCTGCCAGCAGGCTTATAGATGTTGATGAATCTGATGATTTCAGCTTCCTCGCTACGAAGGAAGGAGGGGATGTGGACGATGAAGTCAGGCTCGTGCTTCCCCTCATGCGCGAAGCTGAGGTAGAAGGGGTCTTGCCGCTCGGAGATTAGGTGTAGGTGAAGCGGGGCATTCCCCTCCGATGAGAAGTAGAGGTAGAGCTGCTTATCGTCCGTGTCGGTTATATAGATCGCTCCTTGAGAGAGTCTATACTTCTCGTTAAGCGCAGCAGCGAGGGAGAAGGTCTGCCCCGTAGTGTTTAGCCGTCGGTGCACGTCTCCACGGAATTGACCGAATCTGTCGAGGAGTCTCCTGAGGGGAGTTAGTAGTGCTCGTAGGATAGCGAGGAGTACCTTTGATCGGAGAACTGGAGGGAGCATATCCGCTGCGAACTTGAGCGGGTCGAATTTATACCACATAGCGAAGCGTTGAGTTGAGGTCGTCAGAGATTATTGAACCGCTGAATGCGGTGTAGTTATTGCCGTCAATGCTCTTGTATGTGCCGGAGTCCGGGCGTGCAGAGCAGTCACCGAGGATGACATCTGTGACACCTTCGACGGCTTGGATAGCGTCGACGAGCTTCGTCTTGTTGAATGTGCCACCGAATGTGATGCCGCCGAGGTAGGCGTTGATAGCATCTTCTACAGGTCGCGCACCATCTCGATAGCGCACACCCTGAGGGGAGAGGATCATCGGGTCGGCATAGATGGTTGCCGCTATGCGGATGTGGTCCGCAGGGGCGGTGCGAACTGAGATGACAACGCCTGCTGGCTTGAGCGTGCGTATATATGCTTCGAACGCCGTTAGTACCTCTTTCGAGAGTGCTTCGGGGCGCCCACTCTTTTCGCCTGAGACAAGGATTTGTATGCTCCCGCCACGGTCGCGTACTGCGGCGTACTTGACCACCCTACGCCCCTCGTCTATCTTGGCATAGCGATACTGCATCGTCGCCTCATCAAGGGTGAGCTTGTCGCCATGTTGATAAGCCAGCGCCTTGTGATAGTACCAAGGCACTGTGGCCACGATAGCACGCTCAAGCGTGCGCTCAACGTCGTCGCGGTGTCCGTCGAAGATGCGCTCCACAACATGGTGCGCAGCTGCTACGATGAAAAAGAGGATATTCTCCAGGCTGACCAGCGAGAAGGCTGAGCGGAAGGTGTCCCCCTCCTTGAGCTGGTACTTCTCGCGGATGACTGGATCAGCCATGAATGCATCGGTCATCTCTCGCTTGATTTCGTCTACGGTTCTTGCCATGTCTATAGTCGTGTAGGTCTTGGTCGGTCGCTGTCGATGATAAAGCGAGCGTTTTGCCGTGCGTCCTCTTGTGGGAGGCGAGGGGCCCCGCCGATGGTGATGTCTCCCGCTGCGACCATCTTGAGCCACTCCATTGCTCTTTCGTATCGGTCCTTTCGGATGCCCGACATCTTGTAGGGATTGTGAATGGTGAAGAGGTGGTAGAGTGTGATGTCGATTGCGTACATGAGGATGAGCGCGTGTCTGTCTTTCCCTCTTGCACTGAAGATGGCTGCTACGTCGTATGCCTTGTTCAGATACCCCTGCATCTCTCCAACAGCCCTATCCTCGCAGGTCTCGATGACCTCGGGGTCGTAGGATGGGTTGGCGACGCCTGGCTGTGTCTCCTTTCTCACGAGCGCCCCTAAGATCTCCTTATGGATAGAGGAGTCGTAGTCGGTGAGGTCAATGAAGTTGTCCATATCTCTAAAGTCTATACTTGTTGTCGTGTCGAAGGTCTTCGACGGGAATTGTAATTGTTGGCTCAAATGCTCTCAACTTGTCGTCAAGAGCACGGATGCCCCCTTCGATGGAGTCGGGTCCGTCCGCAGGGTAAGGCAGTGAAAGGTCGAAGAGCTGAAATTGCTCACGCAGCTCAAGCATCATCGGATTGTCCTTTTCTTCTTCGTTGAAGACCCAGCGTGCCTCTCTGTCGATCGGCTCAAGTCGCGATTCAATACGTGCCGCCTTGTCGGTCTTCTTCTTCTCGTCCGCTCGGATATGTAGGCTCATCTTTCGCCTCTTGTTCGCTTCTGCGAGGAGGGGGCGGAAGACTTGCTGGAAGAAGGGGTCCTGGAGCTTGTTGTTCTCTATGTAGTGGTAGACGGGTGCTGCCCCACCGACGTACTGCTCAAGTTGGAAGTACCAATCAATGAAAGTGGCGTTGGTCTCATGGGCAAGAAAGCCCTTGATGATGTAGTAGCGCTCCTTATACTTGCCGAGTAGCCACAGGGATTTCGTTGAGCTCTTCTTGCTTCGGCTATCTGAGTAGGCAGGGTCACCGTACGTGACTAGGAACTGAAACTTATGCAGGGGAGGGACCTTCCCCCATGGGAGGAGCTTGAAGAACTCCCCCTCTTCGAGAGGATTATTGAAGTACTCTGCTTGTGCAGCGCGCTTACTAATCTTGGAGAGTACTCTGTCGATGTGCTCTTCGCTGTTCTTTGCAGCCCAGCTACTCTTGCCACTTTTGTCTCTGATGTTGATGATGTCCCAGCTGTTGGCGAGTTTGCCAGCTCGAGTGATACAGCAGTCCTTGGCTATGATGTTCCCGCACCAAATCACGAGGAGAGGCTCGGAGATCGATCGAGTACCATATAAGGCCTGCTCCCACCAGTCCCACTTCTTTTTTAGCACGGTGGGGTTCTTGCAGTCGGCGTCGGTGTCAAAGTCGTCGGAGTAGATCACATCTGGGCGCACGTTCTCGTTGCGAATACCTCGTGGAGCCGATCCAGCACCGATTGCTAGGAACTTCGCGCCACATCGAGCGGTGAATTCCCCTTCCGTCCATGCGCCGAGTGTCTGTTGCTCTCCATAAAGCTGACGCAGGCGACTGTTGCTCTCAAGGTTGATCTTGAGAGGTGTGAGCAGTCGGATGGCTGCATCCTCAGTGGCGGATGCGCAGACGACAAATCGCTTGCGCCCCGTGAGGGTGAGGTAGAGGAGTACGAACATTACCGTGGTGCTCTTCGCGAGCTCACGGCTCCAGGAGAGCACCTCGTACCACTCGTCATGCTGGATGAGACGAAGGATAGCGTTGATGTGAAACTTCGCGAAGGGGTACTTGGCATATTTGGGGAAGCAGTGTTGAATCCATCGTATGGGGTCTGCTTCCAGATCACGACGCAGCTTATCGACCTCAGCCTGCGTGAGGGAGGTGTCGGTGAATACATCATTTAGCATCGCGCGGTGGTACTCCGACCACTGCGCTAAGGCTCTCTTCTCATCGAGTTTCATCGCTTCGTCCCTCCCGTGACGTCTTGTATATAGGCGTTAAAGAGGTTACTGAGCTCCTTGGCTCGCTCGGGGTCTGATGCGCGCATCCAGCTCGTCATGGCCATGGCCACAGAGACGAGATCCTCAATGCCTACGTCTTTTTCGAGCTTGGCGATGGCCGTGGCGAGCTTATTAAGTGAGTCTGCTTCGGCTGGCGTTGCCCATCGCTCGGCGATCGGACGAGCTAGGATTGCTTCGTTGATATTGGCTATTTGCTGGCGAAGCTGTCGGATCTGTTCGGCTGGAGACACAGAGGTTGCAGCGCGGAGCTCCTGCCAGTGATAGGTCTTAGCCCAGCGGATGATGGTCTGCCTGGTGACACCAATGATCTCGGCTACCTCTTCTTGCGTATAGTTGCTATCAATGTATAGCCGTTGAGCAAGCTCTCGCTTGGCCGTTTTTGTATTGTCAGTCTGCTTTGCCATTACTACATACCTACGGGTGATTTACTAAGGCAAAGTTCGCTCCGAAAACACCCTCTTTGCAAATCCATTTTTACCGATTGTTATCCGCTGGTAGTGTCACACTATCAGGTAGTTGCGTGTGTAAAAATGGATTTGCAAAGAGGGTGTTTGCGCTTATAAATTTGCTCTCAGAAATTATAATCGCATGGCACAGATAAGACGATTTTTTGATGTGATTCCTTCAGGGGGAGGTGAGGCAACTATCCTCCTCTATGGAGAGGTCGGAGACTGGTCAGAGGTCTCCGCCCGAGATGTCGTCACGCGACTCCTTGAGCTTACGCGCACCTATGATAAGATCGACATCCGTATCAATAGCGGAGGTGGTGAGGTCTATTGTGGGTTGGCCATTTATGAGGCGCTTCGAAATAGCGCGGCTAACCTCACTATATATGTTGATGGTATCGCCGCATCGATGGCAGCTATCATCGCGCTTTGCGGGAAGCCTCTCTATATGTCGCCCTATGCACGCCTGATGCTGCACAATGTAAGTGGGGGGTCATGGGGGAATAGCAAGGAGCTCCGCCGAGTAGCCGAGGAGATGGAACAGCTTCAGGGGACGCTTGCAAAGATGATTGCAGGGCGTCTAGGTAAGACGCCCGAGGAGATTGAGGCGACCTACTTTGATGGGGAGGACCATTGGCTCACCGCTCAAGAGTGTCTCTCTATGGGGCTCATCGACGGCATCTATTCGATGGAAGAGGATGATGCGCCTCCTCTCTCTGAAAAGTCCACACAAGAAGAAATTCAAACGTATTTCCAAAACCGCCTGGAAAACCAGGCAATAAATAATGATGACATGGCACTAATCGATGAACTTCGCAAGTCCTGCCCTTCTATCACCGCCTCAATGGGCGAGGGTGAAGTGGTAAGAGAGGTGGCTCGCCTCTCCAATCAGCTCCGATCCTCTGAAGAAGAGAATGGTAAGCTGAAGGCACAGATTGCCTCAATGGAGGCAGAGCGCAATAAGAGCATTCTTGACGCAGCTGTTGAGGCGGGTAAGATCACCCAGGAGCAGCGTGCGCACTATGAGGCTCTCCTCTCGTCAGCTCCCGAGGAAACGAAGGCGCTGCTCAACTCTCTCCCATCGCAGAAGCCTAAGAATAAGCTGCCACGAGTAGAGGACCATCTCGCTCCAGAATCGACGCCTACGAGCAAGTTCGATGGGAAGAGTTGGGACGAGCTCGACCGCGCAGGTCTGCTCGCAGACTTCAAGGCTACGAACTATGAGGGCTTCAAGACCCTCTTCCAGGCGGAGTTCGGCGTCCCCTATAAGGAGTAGCTGCTCTACCCAATTAACCAACAACCAATAACTATTAAGATTTATGGCACTACAGACACAGGTGTGGCTGAAAACGCTGCAGGAGAACTTCTTCCCCGACGACTCCTTTGTCGCCAAGTCGGAGAACGACTCCCAGTACGTCGAGAACAAAACGGTGCATGTCCCCAATGCGGGTAAGCCCTCGGGGGTGAAGGTCAACCGCCGCTCCCTTCCTGCTCAAATTCAGGAGCGAACAGACAACGAGCTTACCTACAACATCGATGAGCTCACGACGGATCCTATCCGTATCTCCAATGCGGATAGTGTAGAGCTCTCCTACGACAAGCGATCGTCTATCCTGAAGAACGACAAGGAAGAGCTCCAGAGAATTGCCTCCGAGCTCATCCTTCGCAGTTGGGCAAAGGGTGCAGATGCTGCTCACCCCATCCTGACTGACGGTGGTGAGCGTGATGCCCACACCGAGCAGGGTACGGGTAAGCGTAAGAAGATGACGGCAAGCGTCGTACATCAGGTGGCCATGCGCATGGACAAGCAGAACCTGCCGAAAACAGGGCGCTACCTCATTCTTGATACAGACATGTACGGTGACCTTCTGGATAGCCTCACCGAGGCTGGTCGCTTCGCATTCCTCGCATCGGCGAATGTGACCAAGGGCACCGTCGGGCAGCTGTATGGCATCGACATCTTCTCTCGCAGTGAGGCGCTTCGCCTCAAGGCAAATGGCGAGATCATTGCCGAAACTAACGGTGGTGAAGCCACCGAGGTAGCAGCTGGCTTTGCTTGGCAGTCGGGCTGTGTTTCCCACGCCTTCGGGGAAGCGAAGATGTTCAGCTCGCTCGATGACCCCACGTACTACTCTGACATCTACTCCTTCCTGATGCGTGTTGGCGGTAGCCACCGTCGCTACGACAAGAAGGGTGTCTTCCTCGTCGCAGAGGGTAACGTCTAAGAGCAACGATCATGGCACAGTTACCACGAGTTAAAATCACCTTTGCCGAGGGCAACCTCGGCAAGGTGGGCGACTCTCCCGATGGGCTCCTCGCCCTCATGGTCGCCTCTACGGCCGTTGGCTCAACTTACGAGCTCGGCAAGCCCTATTCCATCCGATCGGTTGGAGACCTGAAGGGCCTTAAGGTCACCGAGAAGAACAACGCAGCGCTCTATAAGCACGTGCGTGAGTTCTATGCTGAGGCTGGTGAAGGTACGGAGGTCATCATCTATGGCGTCGAGAAGACGAAGACGATGACCGAGCTCTGTACGAAGGGTGACACCGAAGAAGATGCTGGCGAGCTCCGTAAGCTCATCACCCTGTGTAAGGGGCGCCTTCGCTCCGTGGCCATCGCCCTAGATGCTCAGGATGAGCCTGAGGCGGCAGAGGGGATCGTCGCTGATGTGCTCTCGGCTATCCCTAAGGCCCAAGAGACCGCAGTATATGCAACCGAAGCGCTCTATGCACCACTCTTCGTCATCCTTGAGGGTCGTGGCTTCAAGCGCCAAGGCCTGAAGGACCTTGGCGAGCTCGCTTGCAACAGAGTAGGGGTCTTCGTCGGCGACACCCAGCCAGATGGTAAGGGTGCTGCTGTCGGTCTCCTCGCTGGTCGCATTGCAGCAAGTGCAGTGCAGCGCAACGTAGGTCGCGTGAAAGATGGTAAGATCGCCGCCGATGCAATCTATCTGAGCGGTCAGCCTATCGAGCAGCAGACAGGTGCTGTCGCCGACCTCTACACTAAGGGGTATATCTGCCCTCGTCAGTATGTCGGCCGCGCAGGCTTCTACTTCTGTGACGATCGTCTGGCGACGAGCGAGTCTGACGACTATGCTCATGTCACTGCACGCCGAACGATCGACAAGGCCTACCGCATCGCCTACGACACCCTCCTCTCCTTCCTTCTTGATGAGCTTGAACTTGAAGCCGACGGAACGCTCCACCCTGCAACCATTCGCAGTTGGGAGCAAGAGATCACGTCGGCTGTCGACCGAGCTATGACCGCCAAGGGAGAACTCTCTGCCGATGAGTCTACGGGTAGCGCTTGTCGCTTTGAGCTCCTGCCTACCAATGTCCTAGCGACGTCGGAGGTGCGAGCAAAGCTCTCGGTGCGCCCCTTCGGCTATGCCCGCTACATCGATGTAGAGCTTGGCTTCACAGCTGTAACATCTAAGTAATCCTACTCCAATGAACATCTACAACGGACGCGAGTACGAGTGGATGACCATTACCCTGCTCCTCGGCGGTCGTCGTGTCACGGGACTCCGTGGCATTGAGTACACCGCCGAGCAGGAGCAGGAACCCATCTACGGGGCTGGAAGCCAGCCAATGGCTGTCCAGCGTGGTAACATCAAGTACTCTGGGACAATCACCCTTACGGGTAGTGAATTCCACCTCCTGCAGAAGGCTTGCGGCGGAAGCATCCTCGGAGCTTCAACAACCATCGTCGTGTGTTATGGCGACCCCTCACAGGGCGATGTCATCCACACCGACACGCTTGTCGGCTGCACCTTTAGCAAGGAGGAAGACAAGTGGAAGCAGGGGGATAAGTTCACTGAATATACCCTCCCCTTCACCTTCCTGCGCAAGCAGAGTGCATAGTCCTTCGAACGCTTTTTAATCTGTATAAAAATGGAATTCAAACCCGAACAAATCGACTCGTGGAAGAAGCAGCATGGCAAGGATGCCATCTTCCTCGTCGTCGTAGAGGATAAGAGCTGCGCTATCCGCAAGCCTACCCGCCAGGAGTTCAGCTTTGTTTCTGGCATCAAGGATCCTATCCAGCTGTCGGAAACGCTCTTTAAGCAACTCTGGCTGGATGGTGACAAGGAGATCCTTGAGGATGACGACTACTTCCTGCCTGCTATTAGCAAGCTGGATGAGGTCCTCAAGCAGAAGGAGGCCGAGGTAAAAAAGCTCTAAGGGAGGCGGAGGCTATCTCCTCCTCCGAAGAACGACAGGTCTCCTGGGAGAGCTTCCTCTTCTTCGACACCTACATCCGCTACTACTTACACCTAAACCCCGATACGCTGCCCGATCATCAATGGGCGGCAACCATCAACTATCTCAACGAGCTACGTAAGCTCGAAGCCCAAAGCAATGGATAAGTCCCTAGAGTTCGTACTACGCCTCACTGCTAAGCAGGAGAATGTGCTCAGCACAGCGCGAGGTATTATGTCTGCCCTCGATTCGATCGAGAGCAAGGCACGAAGAGTCGGGGCATCTATTCGACAGGCTTTCAGCTTTGGCAATCTTGCTGGGCAGTTAAGTGCTATTCCTGGATTTTCCCTGCTCACCAATCCCTACGCCTTAATTAGTGGAGGGCTGGCGGCAGTATCAAAGATCGGGATGCAAGCTGAACAGACGAGTATCGCTTTTCAGACGCTTGTGGGGAATGGTGAGCGGGCAAATCAGATGCTCGGGGAAATTGCTGAGTTTGCCGATAGAACCCCTTTTGACAGAATGCAACTCACGGAGGGAGCTAAGCAGATGCTTTCCTTCGGTATTGAGGCGGATAAAGTCACAGGATATATGCGCCAACTTGCGGATATTTCAGGTGGCGAAGCTCAGAAGTTCTCCACGCTCTCGCTTGTCTTCGGGCAGGTTAATGCTGCAGGCAAGCTCATGGGGCAAGACCTCATGCAGTTTGTTGGGGCGGGGTTCAATCCCCTCAAGGAGCTCTCAAAGATGACAGGTGAGAGCTTCGAGTCCCTCCAGGAGAAGATGAGTAAGGGGCAGATCACTGCGGAAAATGTAGCACAGGCAATCGCTCATGCGACGGGTGAAGGCGGGCAATTCCATGGAATGATGGATGCGTTGGGATCCTCGGGTGCGGGATCATGGAATACCATGATGGGGGCAATTCAGAGTGGGGCCGTGAGTATTTACGAGCAGATTAAGCCCTACTTACTGGATCTCTTCTCTACGGTTGCGAAGTATGTCCCTAAGGTGTTCGCTGTCATTGGGCGTGTCGTTGAGTTTGTTGTTGGAACTGTTCGGTTCATCAAGACGTGGAGGAAGGAGCTCCTTCTCGCTGCATGGGTCATCGGAGTGGTGGCTATAGCTCTTAAGGCACAAACAATCGCACACATGGCAATGGCTGGAGTGATGTTGGTCGTTAAGGCTGCTACCATTGGCTGGACGACTGTACAGTGGCTCCTTAATGCCGCCCTGACGGCAAACCCGATAGGTATAGTTGTCGTAGCTATAGCGGCACTTGTTGGAGTGGTTGTTTACTGCTGGGATAAGTTCGCGGGATTCCGTGCGTTTCTGCTGACCATGTGGGATACAATCAAAGGATTTGCAGGGGTAATTAAGGAGTATCTGATATCTCGAATAGAGGAGCTCCTTAACTCGATCGGAAGCGTTGGTAAGGCGATTAAGTTGCTCTTTGAGGGCGACTTCTCAGGAGCAGCGGATGCTGTCGGTGAAGCGGCCAAGGGATTCGTAGGAGTCAATAGCGCCACGCAAGCCTACCAGTCGTCTAAGGATCTACTCAGCGGCGTCGGATCTGGCTACGACAAGCACCTCGCAGAAGAGATCGCCAAGGACGAGGCTAAGAAGCGGAATGAAGGTAAAGAGACTTCGTCGATATCCGTTCCTGGTCTACTCGGAAGTAGCAGTAGTGAGAGCGTCATCTTTGGCTCAGGAAGCACGAAGGGGGGCAAAGGTAAGGGTAAGGGTGGCCGTGGAAAGACTGGCGACGCAATAGCTACTGGTGGTACGCGCAACACGCAAATCACTATGAATATCGGCAAGCTCGTCGAGCGCATCCAGGTGTCTATGATGGATAAGGCCGATACCGCCGAGCTGGAGCGCAGCATCATCTCGGTGGTCAACCGCTCGCTGGCCATAGCAACAAGCACTGACCGATGACAACATTCGATCTTGACACTATAATTAGGCGGCTACCCATACCCCCCCCCTTCCTCTTCAATCGATCAGGGGTAGCCCTCCCTGACGGCGATCTCCCCGAGGTAGATATACCTCTCTCTGATGAAGAGCTTGAGGAGGTGCAGACAAATGCCCTCGGCCTGCCGATGGTCTTCCCCGTGTCTCTGGCACTTGAAGGTGAAGAGCCGTGGCTACTCCCTCAAGAGCCGATGATCACTATCACTGGTCAGCACATCCTCACGAAGCGGCAGGTGTCAAAGGGTAAGATCCGTGGTTCCGTCAAGGAGCGCTGGACGCTCGATGACTACAGCATCAGACTTGAGGGAGTTCTTATCGGATCCGATGGACGCTACCCAAAGGAGGATGTGCAGCGCCTGCGCAAGTACCTCGAGTCAGCCAAGGTGTCCGCCTATTGTCCACTTCTGGAGCTCTTCGGTATCACGCGTATTGTCTTTGAGTCATGGGAGTTCCCGCACACCTCGGGTGATGCCAACCAGAACTTCTCTCTCCAGGCAGTGAGTGACGATACCTACAAGCTCCTACTCACTCGTCGAGACCTCACCAAGTAGTCAGCTATGTACACGATGATTTATGACATCCAGATAGGTGGCTACCAGCTCTCGATGCTCGATAAGGTGGAGATACACTCCTCGGTGGAGCTCCTCGCTGACACGGCTAAGATCACACTACCTGCCTCCGAGTACAACAAGGCTCTCGACATTGAGGATGCGATCCATCGTGGAGATGCCGTCACAATTCGCCTAGGGTATGAGGAGACGGGGCTCATCGAGGAGTTCACGGGCTACCTGCAGCGCATTGCCACTGATAACGGTGACTTGACGCTGACCTGCGAAGACGACCTCTTCCTCTTCCGCAAGCCTCTCAAGGATGCGGTACTGAAGAAGGTCGGGCTGTCAAGCCTGTTGTCACGCATCATTAAGGAGGTGGGGCTGTCACTCAAGGTTGAATGCACCTACTCCTGGGTGTACGACAAATTCGTAATCAAGTCGGCGACCGCCTATGATGTGCTCAAAAAGGTGCAGGAAGAGTGCGGTGCAGACATCTACCTGCGTGATGGGGTGCTCCATCTACACCCTCCAGGAGAGGTCATCGGACAAGAGCGCCTATATGACTTCGGCTACAATGTTGAGTCTGCTGACCTCACCTACCGCAAGGCGGAGGACAAGAAGTACCAGATAACGGTCAAGGCACTCCTACCCGATGGTAAGGTGCGCGAGATTGATGTCGGTACTCCTGGAGGGGATAAAATCACCGTTAAGTGTCCTACATCCGATGAGGTGAGTATGCGCCTGCGCGGGGAGACCGAACTGAAACGGCGCACCTTCGACGGCTACGACGGCAGCATTGACACCTGGCTCGTTCCTGAGTGTCGAGCTGGCGACACCGCAGAGATACACGACCCAGACTACCCCCATAAAGAGGGGACTTACTTCGTTCGCTCCGTTACGACGGAGTTCAGCTCATCGGGCGGAAAGCGGAAAATCGAGCTGGGCTTTAGACTTAGCTAATAATGGACCCATATCGCGAGCTACACGAGCACCTCAGACGTATAGCTGGAGGTGCTCCAGCAACCCTCTACCAAGGGGTGGTCACACAGGTCTCCGACCTTACCTGTGAAGTCTCCATTGATGGACTGCACGTTCCAGACGTGCGCCTAAGGGCATCTACCGAGGTGGATGGTGCGCAACTATTGATGCGCCCCGCCGTAGGTGCAGTTGTCATCATGGGGACGCTCACAGGTGATCTTGACCACCTGGTTGTGCTTTCAATGGATAGAGCCGAGGAGGTCATTATCAACGGTGGTGAGCTCGGCGGGCTGATCAAGGTACAGGAGCTGACGAAGAAGCTCAACACCATCGAGAGCGAGGTGAATGATCTTAAGCAGCTCTTCGCATCGTGGGTCCCCGTCAAAGGTGATGGAGGGGCTGTCCTTCGCGGGCTGTTAGGCTCATGGGCGGGCAAACGGCTCACCCCATCAAAGCGTGAGGATTACGAAGACACAAAAGTGAAGCATTGACATGATAGGCATCCAGCTTTCATCCGACTATGAACCTCGCATCCGCCTTGTGCGCGACGAGGAGGGACGCATCATTGAGGGGCTTACTCTCGGGGAGACGCTGCCACAGAATCAAGCTCTGATACTCACCCTACATCAGGGTGAGCTTAAGGAAGCCCCTGCTGTCGGGTGCGGTGTCTCAGATATGCTCCTTGATAACCAACCACTGTACTGGCGAGCTCGCATTCGCGAGCAACTCGAGATGGACGGGCAGACTGTCAACTCCATCAAAATAACAACTTCGGGCATCCACATCGACGCCCACTACTAACTCTATTATGCGCAAGCGCCTTACTGTCCAACTTTGGATAGCCGTCCTACTCACACTATCGGGCATCGCACTCGTCTGGACGGCATTCCTTGTCGTCCCTCGAGGGGAGATCCACAACTCCGTGCTCCTTGCATTTGGTGAGATGTCGACCTTCGCTGGGGCGCTCTTCGGGGTCGACTACAAATATCGGCTCAACAAGTACATGTATCAGCCGCCTAAACAAGACACTAATCAACAAGACGATGAGCAAGAGAACGATTAACTACATCGCCGTGCACTGCACGGCTTCCCCCCAAGGGTGGGGAGTGAAGGAGCTCCAGCAGGTCTTCCAGCAGCGTGGCTTTCAGCGCCCTGGCTATCACTATGTAATCACGGCTGACGGGGTCGTGCATCCCATGCAGCCCGAGGAGCTTATCAGCAATGGGGTCAAGGGATACAACTCGGAGACTATCAATGTCGCCTACGTAGGTGGCATCGATAAGTCGGGGAAGGGTGTCGACAATCGCACTGATGCCCAGCGCGTCTCACTCCGCAAGCTCCTCGGCGAGCTTCGTAGTCGATACCCCAAGGCTAAGATCCAAGGGCATCGCGACTTCTCGCCTGATACCAACGGTAACGGCATCGTTGACCCGTGGGAGCGCATCAAAGAGTGCCCCTGCTTCGATGCGATCCCCGAATATAAGGACCTATAGCTATGAGACGAGTAAATAAAGAGCGCCTGCTAATCTTCATTGCGCTCATCCTCTTTTGGTCACTTATCCTCGGTGCACTCTCCTCCTGTGGGACGGTAAGGACCGCTGTCGTTAAAGGTGAGCGGCGTGTGGAGTGGAGTGACCGTAGCAGCGTACAACGTGATAGCATCTATGTACATGACAGCGTGTACATCCACTCCAAGGGGGACACTGTCTTCGTCGTTCGGTGGCGTACACGCATCCGCGATCGAACGCAGCGCGACACCATTTATTTGCAAAAGGTAGACAGTGTATATGTGGAGACACAGGTGAAAAAGACCAGTGCAATCGCCGATGTCAACTCTACGCTACGAGTGCTCGGCTGCACCGCTATCATCATTGCTGTCATCATCTTCATCCTCAAGATACGTAAACGATGGATGTAATGACGCTACCTGGGCAGACCCTGTGGGATGTCGCTGTGTCGATGAAGGGGTCGTGGGAGGCTGGTATTGATATGGCTCGCTCTGCTGGGGTGTCGATGACTGGGCCTCAAAAGGCTGGGGCTGTATATTCAGTCCCGCAAAAGACCTACGATCGTACGATGGAGCGATATGTCCTCACGCATCGCCTGGAGCCTGCTACCGCTGGCGAAATGTCGCCGCTTTCAATACGGATATTTACCTCCGCATTCTCTGCGGAGTTCAGCTAATAGACTATGGCCACAGATAACAAGGTTAACGGATGCGGAGCCTGCTCAGGCTTTCTTCGCTGGCTTAAGCCTCCGCACTACGAGTTCTTCCAGCAGGAGTGCGTTCAGCATGATGTTCGCTACAACATTGGGGGAACGGAGCAGGATAGACAGCGAGCGGACTTCGCCCTCTTCCAGGATATGGTAGGGCGGTCTATCGACTATTTCAAGGGGCGTAAGGCGGGATCACAGACGTGGTTCATCGTCCTCTCCTACCTCTACTACAAGGCTGTTCGCCTCTTCGGCAAGAGCCAATTCAACTACAAGTAACTTCTTCCCTGGTCGGGGTATAAGAAAGCCCCCGACCTTCGTAAGTGGACTCTCACCTCACACTTACAAATATGCGCTGACACGCAAAGGCCGAGGGCTTAATGCCTTTCCTTTCGTGTCAGCGCATTTCTTATGTAGTGGGAGGTGAGAGACCGCAAAAATACAACGATTTATCCGAAATGAGAACCCCTATTACCTACTATGGAGGCAAGCAGACGATGCTCAAGCATATCCTGCCTCTAATACCTTCGCACACCCTCTATACAGAGTCATTCTGTGGTGGCGCGGCTGTCTTCTTCGCTAAAGACCCTTCTGATGGGGAGGTGATCAACGACCTCAACCAGCAGATGACCAACTTCTACGAGATGCTCAAGACGGAGTATGACCTCCTGAAGTCCCGTGTTGATGTCACAGTGCACTCGAGGGATATCCACGCACACGCAGCCCACATCTTGGAGTACCCGCAGTTCTTCACCCGTATGGATCGAGCGTGGGCCGTCTGGGCACTCTCTAAGATGAGCTTTGCCAGCATGCTCGATGGGACCTTTGGCTACGACTTCGGCGGAGGGATGCCCAAAAAGCTCCGCAACGCCAAGGAGGAGTTCGGTGAGCACCTCGCCCGCCGTCTAGACAATGTTACCATTGAGAATAGGGATGCCCTTGAGGTGATCAGATGCTATGATACGCCCGACACCTTCCACTTCGTCGATCCTCCCTATGTGGGGAGTGACTGCGGGCATTACGAGGGCGTGTTCGGCGAGAGCCACCTGCTGGCTCTCCTTGACCTCCTTACAGAGGTCAAGGGTAAGTTCATGCTAACTATGTTCCCTGATGATAATATCGAGCGATATGCTACGGTGCACGGGTGGCACATCCATCGTATCGAGCGCACGATCTCCGCCTCTAAGACCTCCAGGCGCAAGCAGGAAGAATGGATGGTGTGCAACTATGTCAAGGAGGAGGAGCCGACCCTATTTGACTGA